GCAGAATCAATGGCAACAGTATTATTGGATGAATCGTTTTTGTTCACCATCCTGATTGTACCATATTGATCTGATACTAAAGTTAGATTATGAAGCATCAATACTGCTTTGAGAACTTTCAATCTTTCAGTACCTTCGCCACCATTCTCATAAAAGCCTTTAGGATATATATTATAAGGAATAGCATTTCCGGTAAACTCAAGATATTTAGTCTCTGTTACATTCTGGCTTCCGTTGGTTGGTAAATCTTCTGGATTGATTACAAAGCTATACGATCTGCCATCGATGTTGAGAGTGTCGTTACCTATCCATGACATTGAAGTATAATAATCGCTGCATATCTCAAGTCTTTCTGCTTCAAGCTCATCGATATCATCTTCATCATAACTGCTGGTCTTTTCATTGATATCACTATCTGTAATCTGATAAAAGCAGATGTGATTGTAGATTCGATATCTTCTACCATAGACCTTAATTTGACGATGTTCCCATTGATGATGATCTTTATAAATCAATAACCTGAACTCCGGAACGTGCATGTTGTAAGTTAGAAAACCTGCTTCAATTATCAACTCTCCATTCCAGCTATCAAAAGAAGAGATTATGTTTCTCCATTCGAATGAAAGGATTGGCAATGCTGTTTTCAGGATATTGAGTGGTGACCAGCCTGATCCCCATATATGACTCAGTGTGACTCCCAACAATAGCTCTACGCCTTGCATCATATATCCAAAACCATATCCTGGATGATAACCTTGAACAAGAGCATAGATCATCTTAATCTCAGAGCATTTGGAGATCAGCTTGAGATAATCATAGCAGGTGAAACTAACCACCTCTGTTTTAGCATTATAGCTGACAAATGATGTATCAATAATGCCATGAAATATCAGAATATCATTCTCATATAACCTGATGAAAAACTGGGATACATAGCGATCCAATTCATAATCTCCGGAAAGGATATGTTCTTCAATCCAAGCATCTTTAAAACATTCAAACTCAATCCTTCTGGGTTCTTTAGCGAAGTAAGTTACTCCAGCTATTTTATCCGCATTGGTTTTGATCTTATCCAAACCATCAGAAAGTGATAAACTGTGCTGAACAGTGTAGTTGACATTATCAATGAAATCAACTCGATAGATCATAACTCACTCCGAATTAGATTGCCTTCTTCAGATTTTTCATTAAGCAAAACCGAGTCAGCTTTATCGATAATATCATTTGCTGAGATATGGTTATGAACCGTCAGCTTCTTATTCTGCAGGGTCTTATGCAAAAGCTTATTTTCAGAAATGAGATCTTCTACTTTATTAATAAGTAGATTCAAACCATTGCTGCCACCAACACTACCACCTGAAGCATAGCTGAAGGCTGGAGTTGAAACCATCGGGATGCTTGGAATAAGAGCTCCACCTATTATCTTTCTCACATAATCAATTGGAGCATAATTAACGAAATCAAAGAATTTAGCACCCAGTTCTTTCACTCTTTGCTTTCTGGTGATATACTCATCACCTTCCATATTAATAAGGAAGCCACCTTCAGAATGAGAAGGTCCTCTCATAAGACCACCTTCTGCTGCTTCCTGATATTTCTGTTTGGAGATCATCGCCACATTTGCCATACCTGCTGCCATAGCTGCCGCTGCTGCTGCAATAGCCAAGCCAGGTCCAATTACAGGCAGACCAACCATCGCTTTGTATGCTGCTGTTGCCGATGAATAGGTGTCTACAAGAGCCTGAGCCATCGACATTGCTTTCCAGACTTTAAAGCCTTTCTTACCGAATGCCTGTGCTGCTTTGGCAATATTACCAAACATACCGGAGAAGCCTTGAGCTGCCTTTTGATTATAAGTTTCTCTTATTCTCTGTTTAGCTGCTTCGATCTGTTCAGTGATTTGTTCTTCGGTAAATCCAGCTTCTATTAGTTTCGCTTTCTTGCGTTCATAATAGGACTCGACTGCAGTGATTTCCGAGTCATAAGTTTTAAGGGCAAACTCTTCAGATCTGGAATGAAACTCATCCCGAATGGCTTCCAGCTCCTGTTCATGCTGACGAGTTCTGGCTTCTTCTTCCTGAGCTTCAGTCTCTTTCTGCTGCTGGTATTCTTGCCTGATCCGCTTCTCTTCATTGGCATAGTATGCTTTAATGTTAAGAAGAGTTTCTTCACTTACTTTGAGAGTTTCAGCTCGTTTTAACTCAGCTTCTTTCTCAGCATAGAGTTGTGCTATTCTACGTTCCAGAGCATCTTCAATAGCAAGAATGGAGTATTGATTTTCGATTGCTATTCGTTTGTCGGTTTCTGACTCAATAGCATCTGAAAGTTGCTTTTCCAGAGACTGCCATTTCTGGTAAGCTGCCAGTTTATCATCTATGGTAGCACCGTTTATCTCTTTAATATCCTCATAGGCTTTCTGTGCATTATCAACTCTGTATCTAAGCAGTCTGATACCTTCATAAGTGTTCTCTTTTTCAATACGAAGCTTACCTGAGTGGTATTCCTCAATAGCTTTCATATCATCATCAAATAGCTTCTTGCGTAGAGCTGTCTGACGTGCCATCAGTTCTCGTTCCTGCTCAAATGCTTCCCACGAAGCATCGTCATCATGAGCATCCATCGCTTCATCATATTTCCGTCTGGCTTCAAGGATAGCTTCTCCTATCTCCTCGTATTGCCTTTTTGCTTCTTCATAGCTGAGAGATTCCACTTCCTTTCTACTTCTACTTACCAACTCGTTGAAATCGATCATATTAGCGATCAGATCATCCATTTTGGTTTTAGCTTCCTGAGCTTGTCTTTTATAACGAGCCAAAGCATCTTCAGCATTGTTCGTTTCAACTGCGGAAGCAGCGAAGGCAAAGCCAGCAGCGGTTAATCCTCCGACTACCAGTGAGATAATGCCCACAACGGGATTTATAGCGGTTCTCAAAGCAATTATTGCTGTAGTAAGAATGGTGATTGTAGTAGTAACTGCTCCGATGATCGGAATTGCTATTGCCAATCCAGTTACAAAACCTTTCACTGTGGGTGTGAGTTTATTATACCAAGTAAATAAAGCTTTTACACCTTTAAGAAGCGGAGTTATAAGCACATTAAGCATATCGCCAATCTGCTCCTTGATATCTCCCCAAGTATTTTGGTTCTGCAATCTGAGATCTGCCAGAGCAGATGACACTCCACCATAATCTTGGGAAAGTTTCTCTACCAGATAACTTACTCCTTCCTGAGCTAATCTTGTTTTATCAAGCTCAATACCGTATCTGCCCAGCATGGAAGTATTGCCATTAATAGCTCTACCCATTAGATCAAAGGCAGAGGATATGGTCATTCCTGTGGAAGCGTTAGCATCTGCAAAATCGATCAGAAGTGGAGATAGCAATTTAACTTCATCAGTAGTAAGTTTGTAGGTCTGAGCCAATTTTGCCATCAGTGGAAGCAGTTCTTCATCACCATGATTTGTAATGGATTGAAGTCCGGTTGCCAGTGTCCTGATTTCGGATGCCTGATCTTTGAAAGCAATATTGACCAGTGTGACTGCCTGTCTCTGCTTCAGTGATGCATTGAGAAAGTCATTGGCTTTGCCGATAACTCCATCCACCACTGTTTTTAATGACTGCAAGTTAATCATGACATCACGAATGGTAGCCAGAGCAGTTTGAGCATTTACTTTGATATTGGATGGAGTTTCAGCTTTTACTTTAAGGTTATCTACCTGTGCTTCTACATCAGCTACAGCACCTTTAGCATCTCCATTCTCAATGATGATCCGAAATTTAAGCGATGCCATATTTTTTTTCTGAAAGATGAAGATTTTTTAATGTTTTATCTTCTTCGAGACTATTTATTATTAGATTCAAAATAAACCATACTATTGAATCGAAGGAGAGTATAATTATGATAATCGTAAGAAGAGAATTCCACAAATTTATCAGATTCAGTTTTATCGAAAATAACAGAGTCATACTAAACATAAATATCGATAGAAACGATTCATTTTTTCTTTTTGAAGAATTGAGTCCATTTACGATTGAAGATGTCATAATATCTTTAATCTCATAACCTACTAAGAGAGGGGTTAATTCCCCTCTCTATAATTTCTAATTATAATTTCCGTTTTAGGTTTCGAAGCCCCTGAAAGAGAATAGAGAGTTTCTACATTCTCTATCTTAAAGCCTTTATACAGTTCTCGTATGTAAGGATGATCATTGTAAGATAACAGCCACATACCTTTGATCGATTTCAGTAGCTGATTCAGCTCTTCATGCTCATCGAAACAATCTGCTAAATCTCTTTCGTACAAGTTCTCATGCTCATAATATGGAGGATCTATATAGAAGAAGCTTCTGGAGTTATCATACTTATTGATCACAGCATCAAAACTTAGTTTTTCAATCACTACATCTTTAAGTCTTTCCGCTGCCTGCTGGAGTTTATCTCCGTTTCTAATCGGCAACATTGATCTGTGTCCACGAACAGCAAAAGTCTTTGATAAACTGCCAAATGAACATGCCAGTTTATAATAAAAAACCATTGCTCTTTCAAAATCAGTTCTTGGTTTTAGATTTAGAAACTCAGTGAATAACTCTCTGGAAGCCATGAACTGTTCAACCTCTGTTTTAAAGGCATCTGGATGGTATTTTACGTGTCTCCAGAAGTTGATCAACTCACCATTGATATCATTCAACACTTCCCGATATTTATGCTTCTTTGATATCTGCCAGTTTTTGTGATCTGAGCTTTTACCGAACAGGATCCAAGCTGCTCCTCCGAATGGTTCACAGTAGGTGTTATGCTTTGGGATAAGAGGAACGATTACCTTCCTTAGTAATCGTTTTCCACCTACCCAACCGATGATGCTATTCATTATCTATCCCAGTTAAATCCATTACCGAAGTGTCCCCACTTGGCAGTTTGTCTGTAGATTGGCTTGTTTAGATCCAGATGCTCGATTATACCTTTGGGAGTCAGATCATATCCTGAAACTGGAAATTCTTTGCCGTCAACAATAGCTGTAGCTACCATTGGATAAGCAACACCGATAGCATATGCAAGTCTGACAAAGACTTCTTGAGCATTGAATTTACGCAGATAATCAACAGCGATCTTGCGAGCCATATATGCTGCAGATCGATCAACCTTAGTTGCGTCTTTGCCTGAGAATGCACCTCCACCCAGTGGGATACGAGGTCCATAATTATCAACTGCCAGCTTCCTTCCTGTGAGTCCGGTATCAGCTTCAAATCCACCTTTGCTCCAATCACCTGCAGGATTTGCATAGATGATAGAGTTCTCAATATCAAGTTTCATTGATATTGCCCAATCGATAATCTGATTCTTTAGATATGCTTTCTTGGTATTTACAAAGCTGGCTACGATTCCGATGATCTTGTTATCTTTAAGTGTGATCTGTGTTTTACCATCTAACGGAAATTCTTTATAGATGAACCGGCACAGGCTGCGAGCCAGGAATGCTTCCTGTGGAATCAATGCTGGATTCTCATTACAGGCATAACCGATCATAATACCTTGATCTCCAGCTCCTCCACTGTCAACACCACCTGCAATATGTTCACTTTGTTTGACGATATTGAGCTGGATGCTGATATCATTGCCAACTACTGATTTGACTGCTTTTCTGATATCCGGAGTTGCCTTTGTTGTAATTTCTCCAGTTACGTAAACCAGACCATGACCACCCATAGTTTCAACTGCCACTCTGGAGTTGGGATCATCTTTCAAGCATACATCCAAGATAGCATCAGAGACCTGATCACAGAGTTTATCGGGATGCTTGGGAGTTACAAATTCTGCTGTTCTATACATTTTCTACCTCATAGTTTGATATTATGATCTCCTTGTAATAGCTTTCCCCAGCCTTTCGGTTTATCCCTTTCACTCTGCTGACAGCGATGATATTGTAATTTTTATACAACTCTCTGGCTTCCGGACAATCATCATAAGAAAGCAGAAATCTGCCTTTGATCTTCTTTAAAGTGTTATGCAGTTTTTGATGATCAAAATTCAAAGAATTATCATATTTAAAACCGTTCATGTATGGAGGATCACAGTAGATGAAGTTATCTTTTGTATCATATCTCGCAATCAGCTTCTCAAAGCTCAGATTCTCGATGATAACTCCATCCAGCCTTTTGGATAAAGCTTCGATGCGATTGACCTTATTCTTCAGTTTACAATGCCCTTGGGTTTTGGCAGTAGCAAAGGTTCCACCTTTAGATCCAAAGCTTCTGGAGATCAGATACATGAAACGAGCTGCTTTTTGTATTTCTGTCAGACCATCATTAGCTTTGAATAACTCGAACATATCTCTGCTGCCAATAAGACAATCAAACTCCTTCTGCAAGGCTTCTGGATGATATTTTACCTGTAGGAAAAGATTAGTGAGTCTGCTATCCAGATCGTTATAGACTTCCAGCTTTGCCCATTTTTCTTTGAGAAATAGAAGCCAGCCAGCTCCACCGAAAGGCTCGATATATCCTCTGATGTCTTTTGGAATCAGTGTTGCCAGCTTCTTTCTAAGAAGCCTTTTACCACCAATCCATGCAATTATACTATCCATTATTTTTCCTTAATATTTTCAGCTTGAAGGCAGTAGCGAAGATACAGCTCCGGAAGTGTCATTTCCTGAAAGTCCATTTGATTGAATCCCATATCCCGAAGTGCCATCTCTAACCTTTCGAGGTGGAAATCAGTTCTGTTTCTACCTTTAATCCTAAACTGGAAAGCAGTGGCTTTAACCTGCTCCAACTGCCTTTGATAGAGTAAAAAAAATCTGCGAACACTCCAATGGCATCTTCTGCCGGAATATCGGATACTTTCTTCTCTGTCAGTATTTCCAGCAGCTCCACATCCACCTGAGATTTATCCAATAGATCCAAGAATCCAAGTTCATCCAGTTCCTGTTCTTTGCCTTCTATTAGTTCTTTTATGCCGTCTCGCAAGATTGGATTTTTCAGGAATAGTGAGAGTACTTTTCTAAGTTTAGAGTATGTAAGGTTCATGATTACACTCCAAAAAACATCTTCATTGCTATGCCGACCAAAAGCAAAAACTGACTAACAGAGATCGAAGTCAGAACTTTGATCGTGGTCTCCAGCTTTACTATTCTGCTGACCATCGATTTAGCTGAATCTCCATTGCCATAAATTTCTTTATGAACATCGCAGATTTTCTTCTCTATTTCACGATCCATCTACACTCCGGCTGTTTCTGGAATCTGGTTGAAGAATACTACTTTCTCAGAGGTTTTACCGATAAATTCGGTAGTAACTTCCTGAGTGTATAGACCGTCAGCTTCTCCACTCCAGTCCACTGTCCAGCGGCAGCCATTGATTAGGATTGCCTGACTCTTATCTTTTGATAGAGCAATGAAGGTAAGTTGAGTCATTCCGGCACTCTGGTCTTCCAGCCAGTTCTTTTTAGCTTCGGAAATACCAACAATGGTGACTGTGATCACATTGGTTCTTTTACCCTCCAACTGGTAATGACGGGTCTTCAGCTTTTCGGCTTTGGATTCAGCTTTGAAAGGCTTCTCTGCCAGTTCTCCGATCTCTTCAAAGTTGCTGGATAACTCTGTATTGATTGCTGCCTGAGATTCGAATATAGATGCAATCTCACTGGCTGTAAGACTACCTTCTCCGGCATAGATGTTATAGACATCTACCTTACCGATCTGGTTCAGGAGATCGGCAAGATCTCCTGAACTAAGACCAGTAGGAAGTGTTGGTTTCGTTACTGGCATTCTTTCTCTCCTTAAGCTGCTTTAGCGATCTTATCGCAGTGAGAAAGAATCCAGCCGACGATGGCTTCTTTGAATTCTTTGAACTTTTCTACAAAAGCATCATCGATGGTGTTACTGGTTTTAGCAGCCAAGTTTTCCAGTGCAGCAATGATCGCATCAACAATCGGCTCTGCTAACGCTTTAACAGCTTGTTTTAGTATCCATTTCCACATGTTTTACCTCCTTGTTTTATTAGATATCAGTGAGATGGAATATTTTCACAAAATTGGGAACATAGGTTATACCCGGTCTGATCCTGATATACCAGTGGTATTTCCAGTCAGAACCGTGATGTTCAACTTTTAACTCGGCATCAGTACGATAACCGATTATGATGAATTTTGTAAGACCTGCTACGATGTAGTTATCAGGCATAAGACGTGCTTTTACAGGGATACCGGAGAATGATACTTTGCCACCTTCCAGAAGCAGTTTATCACCTTTATTGGTTTCTCTCTGTCCCAGCTCAGTTCTGATTCTGATCAGGTCTTTATGTGAAACATAAATTTTGAAGTTTTCCTGCTCTTCCAGCATCTCATCAGAAAAGAGAAGCAGAGTCTGCTCAAATCTCTCTGTCCACTCAGCATAAGTGGTTGGACTTATATCAGTGATATCGGTTCCTTCGGTTGCCAGTTTGATCAATCCGTTAAGAGCTTTCAGTTTAGCTGTTGCAGATGCTCTATCACCTTTGAACAGAAGCAGGCGAATAGCTTTTTCGGCTTTCTTGGCTATGTGCTGTTCTACATAAGCTCCGAAGGCATCTTCGCCAAATTTGTCTTTGTAGAACTCAACTACATCTCTACCAAGCGTAAATTCAGCATTGAGGATACCAGTCGGGCAATCCAGATCTGCAGTTCCTACATCCTGTGCTGTCAAAGCTCCATCCAGACTGTTTTTGAAGATCAGGTCTTCAACCAGACCAACATCGATCTTCTCATCTTTCAGAAGTGGAATCACAGAAACATCTGCCAATGTATCAGATGGTTTGGATCCAATCACTTCATCGATAAAAAGGGATGTGTTATTGGGAGTAAGGATGTTCATTGCTTTACCGGAATCTACATCGGCAATGCCTTTGTAAATCTCACGATGAGCAGCTTTTACTACTACCTTATCACCATTGATAAATACTTCACGATCTGTGTCATCTTCTCCGGGTTCTCCTTGAATGGATTTGGAGATAGCTTTGTTCATGGTAACAGAGAGATTACTAAGTGACTTCTCAATGCTTTTCACAGCTTCACGAAGCAGATCATCTCCCATGTTGTTTTCAAGTTGAGAGAGCTTGGTTTCCAGCTCAGTTACTGCAGATTCCAGCTCAGATTTTCTTCCTGAGTCTTTCATAGATTTCTGCAGGTCTTTCAGGTTAGACAGCTCTTTACGGATGGCTTTTAGAGTTTCTTCTGCTGCTCCCAGATCATCGGCTCTCCCATAGATAGAGACTCCGTTGAATTCACCTTTCTCGATCTTTCTCCAGAGTAGTGATTTCAAGTTTTCGCACTTGAGAACCTGCACCCAGCTTCCCACTTTCGTATCAGGAAAATGAGCTTCATCTTTAGTTTTGAGGATGTAGTTCTGAGAAACAAAGAAGTCTTCCACTGGATAGTTATTATGATTGATATCATTCTTGCCAACCATGCCATGCTTACTGAAATACTCACAGGCTTTTTCGATTTCTGCTTTGTTGTAGAAATCGCCTTGAGCATCTTTTACCTCTGGCTCCATTAAAGTTACATAGAGCTTTCCTTCCGTTCCCACTGTCTCAGATTTGAATTTCTGAGATGAACCTTTTACTACAAAGCTTCGACCACTGGCTGACTTCACAATGAAGCCTTTCTGGTTTGCTGGAGTCATATCATCAAACAGCAGGGAAACCAGATCTACCTCGACATTTCGAAGCTCGCCTTTCTTCAGGATTTTTCTGAATTTCAACTTTTCCTCCTTAGTTATTTCTGTTGGTTTTAAATAGCTTCTCATCATCAGATTCGAAGATGGTGGTAAGATCGCCAAAATCGAAGTCTGATGCGGTTAATTTCCAATTAAACTCTTTATTGAACTCTTGAGCTAAAACCTGACCCAAGCGGTGCTGCAGCGGTTTGATCACGAAATGATAGAACATCTGCATGTCGGATTTGTTATCGCCACCCAGTTGTCCTGGAATCAGTTGTGAAACGATCCTTGCCGGAACTCTGTGATATGCGAATATACCTTCTCTTAGATCTTTCTTCAGAGATATAAATCCACCATCTCGTTCCTGCTGACGCAGTGGTTCTAATCTGATTTTAGCATCTTTATTTTCTGTTTCGATTAATACTGTAGTGTGTGATTTATTATTGCCTTTAGCTGCTTGTAGGGTTTCCTCAATTACAGTAAAAGCATCTTTCAAAACTTCGTTACCTTCAGCATCTTCAACCACATCATCTTTCAGGCTTCCACCTTCTACGATCATGAAGTAATCCACCAGCAGACCGTTAACGAAATTGTTGTAATCAAAGGTTTTGATCTGCTCTAATATCTCGATATTAATTGCAACAGGTAAACATGCCAATCCCCATGTATTACTCTTATGGGTAGGATTTTTCAGATGGATTACATCGTCTCCGGAAAAGAGCTTTTTCTTGCCGTTCTTTACTTGAATGAAGTCAGGTTTGAAGAAGCCAAACTCATCATAGTTTTCTACTATTTGAGTTTCAGTTGGTAGCAGTCTTTCCAAGCCCACCCATTGATTTGATGTGTTGCGCATCTTGAGTAGAAATCCATTACCACAAGAAAGGAAGTATTTGAGGAACTCACCAAATGTTGTTGTTATATCATCATTGCCCGGATATTCAGCTTCCAAGAACCATTTTTTAAGGTTGGAGTTCTTAACTTCAACCTGCATAAGACAGGTATTGATCTTAGCTTCTATGCAGCCGGAATGGTATTCATCCTTTTCCAGCAGTTTGAGCAGATTACCCATCGAATATGGAGTAGAGACCACTTTCTTCTTTTCAGCAGATTTGCTTATCCTTCGCTTACCAACCCACTTAAGAGAATCCAGATTTACAGCTTTAGGTGCATAGTTTTTAGAAAACAGTTCTGCTGTATTTACTATCCCGATCTGGTATCCGCCAATCTTTTGAACTCTCATTCTACCACCGTATAGACCTTGGCTATGCGCACTTTCCTGCCGGAATCAGCTCTTGCCGGATAATAATCGATCTTGGTTATATCACTGCCAACAGCAGCACGATAATGCCCTTTGAATGTATTGGTTAGAGTCAGAATATCTGCATCCGGATCATCGGATTTATTTACATCTACAATCAGGAAAACAGCGATATCATATTCGAACTCACAGTATCTCTTTGCAGTAGGTTTAATGCCTTTCTCACCATTGAGAGTGACGATTGCAGCAGGGAAATCTCTGGGTATTTCATCTTTCTTGAAGGAGATGTTATCACTTTGAATTCCACTGTCTTCCAGAGCTGTGATGATCTTTTGTCGTTTATCAGTGAATGTCATAGAGCTACCTCGATGCTGTCTAACTGGCTAAAAATCCACTGCTGTTTATTCTTGATCACCTCTGCAAAGACGTTGCGTTCAGGAATACCTTCCCGCTGGATCTTAGCCCTGATCATATATGCTATTTGATCAATTGAAAGCTGCTTTCCGGTTTTCTTATCTACCCAAGACAGACCTTTGCGATCTACCCAAGCTTTGAGTGGTTCTATGGGAGTCCAGGAAGGCACTTTACCTCCCAAGACATACTGCTCATGAGGAACATTAGATCCTACCACAAGATCGATAGATGCATTATTGAATTGCACTGCATATCCTGTATTCTGCAAAAAATCACCTTTGTCTTTGATATTTTGCTGGAGTATAAATCTACGAGCTTCACCTTCGATCACACTGCCAATTCGGTGCAGTCTACTTTCGATTGCTTTGAAAATTGCTCTGAGGATTTCTTTATCGATACCAGTCATATTACTGCTATTTTGATTCCGGTTTGGTTGATTTTTGATTTTCCGGTTTTAAGCTCTTTCAAACGATCAAAGCCAGCTTCATTGAGATATTCTGAGATAAGCTCAAGAGCTTGGATCTCCAGATTTTTCTTGAATGCTTTAATCTCGCTTCCAGTGAGAAGTTCAGTGGATTGCTGATCGATACCTGTGGATTTGATTATACCTTCACCCAGAGTTTTCAGATTCAAAAACTCAACTGCTGATACAAGCAGATAATAGCTATAAGCGAATTTGAAGGAATTCTGAGTATCCTCATCAGCAAGATCCGCTTGCAGGTCATTCCAGATGTCTTCATCAGTAATTCTTTTCAGAAGTAGAACCACTTTCTGAGCATGCTGATCAAAGGTAGCGATTATTCTATCATCTGAGTTTAGGTTGAGGATTGAGATTGCAGTATTTGTATCGATAGGAAGCATAATCAAGCCTCGTATAACCACATGCTGTTAGGTTTAGATTTATCGATATCTGCATGTAGAAAATCTTTGCCGATACCGATTCTGCGGAAGCCAGCGATGATAAGTCCACGAAGGATATTGAGTCTTGCTACATTATCGGGAACTACGATATCAACTGCCAGACCAACGACATGAGCAGAATTCTGTACTCCGCCCACTTCTCGGTTGTGTTTTGTGCAGCGGTATCCACTGGTGATAACAAATGGAGTTTCTGCCAGCTCTCTCGCTAAATCCAACTTCAAAACCAGATTAGTTGAGATGTTGCTTTTCCCGCAGCATTTGCAGTTAAATTCTTTTTTATTAAAAAACTTAACCTTGCTCCAATCAATAAAATTACTAATTCTCATGGGGGTATTAAGATTACGTAACAGTATAAAGCAAATCGAGTTGTTTTTGGTTACCACATTTTTTCATTGCGCATTAGAGAACACTTCAATTTATTGCATAATATATCATGTGAAGGAGATTAATATGGATTTACAAAGAGCACTAAATGAAATTAAAGAAATGATAGAGAATGCGATAATTACAGGCGGTACAGCAGCTAAGAACAACCTTATTAGAACATCGCAGCCAATTCAACTGATTCATGAAGTTATTAAAACTGATCTGATAAATTTAGGAATTGATAAAAACTTGATTCGCCCTCTTAAAGGAGAAACACGAGGAGAATTGCCTTTATGTGGTTTTGTAAAGAAGAAAGCTCAAGACATTTGTGTAGTTGCAAAAAACATTAGACCAAAGCGTGAAAGATTAGATTTTGATGGTATATTGAAAGGTTATGTTGATCTTTATGGCAAAGAATTTACTGAAAAAACACTTTCTATCAATGTGAGAAGTCAATTAAGCAGTATGGCAAAAAATTTCGATACACTTTATGAGAGAACTTTTGCTGAAGCTTTAAATTTACATGTTAGATGCAATAAAATGGTCTTGGGAGAATTCTACATGATAGCTGTAAAAGAATTATGCTCTGATGCAGCTAATCAATCAAGAGTTTTATATAAAGAAAATAGAAACCTTCATAATCATATTGCAAAATATATCTCATCATTTAATGCTGTAAACAATCGTGTTGATTTTGAGGGGGATGAATATAAATATGAAAGAGTATGTTTACTAATCGTTGATTTTAGTTATGATAAACCAAAATATTTTGATAGTACAGAAGAACTTATTGAAGCTGGTTTATTAAGAGACCAAAAAGTTAAGTATGATACGCTTAATTATAGTAAATTTGTGTCTGATTTGACGGAGGTTTATCAAAACAGATTTGGTTCTGGGAGTATTAACTGATATTTCGATACTAACCATTCATCAATTAATTGTTTATCATTGATATTCCTTAATTCATTTATCTCCTTAAGAGTAAATTCTGGAATGTTAAATCTTTCAATGAAATTTTTTTGATAACATGGATAACCACCTTCTATTCCAACACTGGTCTTGCTAACAAAATAGTGCATCACATTTGAATTTATAATTTTTAATATAACGTCTGCATTCTCAAATGTCCAAATGTTACCAAATATTTCGTTTATTGCATTATTATCTCTAAAATATAAGCCGTACCCATTACAGAAAAGTGCAGATGATGAAGGACATAGCATAAATCGTGGGAATTTGCTAAATGTAGGTGTTAATATTTTTTTACCAAATCTGTTAAGTCCCTGAGATCTACCATATGCATAAAAAGGTTTAATCTTTCTCTTACCTTTATCTCTTTTAAGTAGAGATTCTTCTATTTTTATAAAGTAATCATAGCATTGGGGGTATTCTTTTTTTAGGCGGTCAATAGGAATAATAATAGCTTTATTATTTACTACCTCATAAGGAAAGATGATTTTTCTTGTATTTTTTGATATTTCTTCAATTGATTTAAAATCTGAAATTTTAAAAATATCCTTTGTTATCTCTTTTTCTATTTTATATCTGCCCCCATTGTATTCTTTAATATAATACCCATCTAATTCTACCCTTGAATCCAGAAAGTACAATTCATCCTTCAAAGTAGCAATACCAACTGCAATATCGAATATGTCTCCAATAGGCGTGCCAATAGATTCAATCTTTCTTATATTTTGCTGATCTTTTGTTCTCAACAATCTCCACTTTCGATCTTGTAAATGCAAATAGTAGTTTTTTGAAAGAGAGGATGATCTAAGAAAATCAACTGGTTCTTGCTCCTGATTAATATGATCAAATAAGATTGAATCTTTATTTTTCTTATCCAAAAAAGTTATTGCTGTATATGTCTGAGCATCGAATATCTTTTTATGCCTGAAATCGACGATTTTACTCACTGCTTTTTTTACTCTAAAGAATTGTCGTAAATTTCTACCAGCTAAGGATGTAAAATAGTTATTGGGTGTGATAAATCCTAATTTACCTTCATCAGGTAGTACATTGAAACCAACTTCAAAAAAAGCAAAATACAAGTTGAACGTACCTATGTTTAGTGTATTAAAGTTATTTTTTAGATATGTTCTGTTTGAATCATCAAGATCTTGATACTTTACATATGGTGGGTTTCCAACAATATTGTTAATTTTTAATTCTTTGACAAAATCAACATTTCTCAAAGTATCAAGTTGAAAGAGATTCAAGTCTGTATCAATAATATTAAACCCTTTCATTAATGCATATGTTACAATAATTAATCTTGCCCGTCGAATATTATACTCTAAAATATCTATGCCAAATATATTATGTTTAATAATTTCTCTTAAATTGCAATTTTTATTACTATAATATTCCATAAGCCCGAGTAAAAAAGCTCCACTCCCACAACTTGGATCCAAAGTTTTATCTGTTTCTTTGGGGTTGATTTCTGAAATAATATATTCTACAATGTAATCTGGTGTAAAAAAAGCACCATTAAGCTTTTTATCACCTTTAGGAATAAGCAACTCGAAAACTGCCACTAATTCTTTAATACTATTAATCTCAAAACAATCCAAAAGCCTTAAAATAACATCATTCTCAGAAAAATCCTTAAAGTATATAGCCAGAATGCTATTATTTGAATAATCAATATTGTTTTTTCTTAAAAACAAATACATTAAATTCTTCTCAATATCATCTATATCAAAGACATCAATTAGCTTATACAAATCTTTTATTTTCATTTCTACCTCATGATCAATTTAAGTTTTCATCGCAATTAAGTCAAATCATAGATTCACTATTTACAAAATTAATGATATCTCTATTCATGCTTTTACCAATATTTATTATTTATTATCACATTAAACTCTCCGTTTCTTATTCTAAGTGCTGATGGTGCCCATAAATATTAAGAGCTTTGATTAATGTCAAAATCGGATGTTTCTTAACTTTTCAAATATGAGTTCATCTTATATCAATTCGATATTAATCGTTTTAAGTCAATATAGTACACACCATATCTAAATAGTGCCATACAAATCTGATTTGACTTAATACAGCGTTAGCTGCCTGAGCTAAAAAGCGTCAAACCTAATGTTGCAAAACACTTATATTGTAAGATCGCTTATACAATATTTATGCACAATGTGTATGACCTTTCGTTTAATCACTTTAACATAACTTCTTCTATCTTCTTTCTGATTGTAAATGATTATTGAAGACTGGTAAAGTCAGGCATTACTCGTTACCTGAAATGGATATGTATTATTAGTTATTGAAAAATAATTGACCATATTAGACTACCTAATTTAATTGATAAGTAAAGGAGAGAAAATGGAACCAAGGGAAAATGTTCGAAATCTTGTACTTTTGGGCTCATGGAACTCATTGTTATTTAATCCTAAATGGCTCAATAATAATATTTTTAATGGCAAATTGCCTAAAAAAGTAAATACAGAAGTATTGATACATGGGAATTCCGTATTGCATCGTATTTTTGATTTACCTCATTTTAAACTTGAAGTATCTGAGGAGCGACTATGCTTTCTATTAAAATATTATCAAGATGAATACTATCAAGAACTTATTGATGCATCAAATAATATTTTGACAAAACTACAACACACTCCTATGAAATCTTTAGGAATAAATATTGTATTTACAGAAAAGACAAAAGTGCCTTTTGAAAAAGCTCAAAATTTCTATAGTTTTGATAATTTATCTCAAGCAAATGAGAATTTAAGCATTATCGAAACTGATCATAAAATTAGGATTGCAATCAATAGGAATTCCAATATAACCGAATTTGATTATAATTATTCATATAATGTCGAGAATACAGCTAAAGCTAAAGAAATTCTTGTAACTGGAATTTTTAATGAGAAGTACGATAAAAGCTTGGGATATTCAAAATATTTAATGGAGAAGTATGATGATTGAAAAGAATCATTGGAATGATACTGGAACTAATCCAAGTGAAGATCAACATAGTATCGAAGCTGATAAAGATATAATAGTGGTTGAAAAACAGCAACATGATATTGATGATTACGAAAAAGAGTCAAATCTCCTTATTGAAAATTCCGACAAAAAAAAATTTGATGAAGATACAACTGTTGTTGTAAATGTTTTTGACGTGGCGTCATACATATTAAAAAGACTTGGCAACATATCTACTATGAAATTGCAGAAATTAGTTTATTACTGCCAAGCATGGTCGCTTGTATGGGATGAAAAACCACTATTTTCTGAATCAATTAAAGCTTGGGCTAATGGTCCTGTTGTAGGAGAATTATTCTTCCAATTAAAGGGATTATTCACAGTTAATGAAAATGATTTACTTATAGGAAACTATAAAAAATTAAACGAAGTTCAATTAGAGACAATTGATGCAGTTATTGAACATTATGGAGATAAATCAGCCCAATGGTTAATTGAGCTTTCACATAGCGAAGATCCTTGGAGAATTGCTCGGAAGGGACTTTCTGATGAGGAAAGATCAAGCAGGATAATACAATTAGAAGATATCGCAAATTATTATAGTAGTTTATAAGTCAATGGCAAGAAATAGAGCTAACAAAAAAGCCAAGAACAAATCAGCTAAACATGCTGGTAAAAAGCCCAAAAACTTATTAGATCCAAACAATGCAATGAACTTGAATTTAGCTTGGCATTTCAGAAAATTAGTATTAGCTGAAGATTCAGAATGGTCTTGGAGCAATATTCTTGAAATTAATATGACAAACCCAGTTTTTCAAAAGTTGCGTGAATATGAGACTATGAAACTCTCTGAGGTTAACGATAAAAAGAATCATCGTATCCCATATGAAGATCTTAGTAAAAAAGCACAGAATGAATTAGAAAGAATCAAGCTAAATGATATAGATGCCCTACATTCATTTCACATAGTTGGGAACGTAAGATTTTATTGCATCCCTTTTGGTAATATCATGCAGTTGTTATGGTATGATCCATATCATGACAATGTTGATAAAGCAGTTTGTCCCTACCATAAGAAAGGTACATAGCTACTAATACACAATCTCCTTAGTAGCTCTACACATCCAATAAAACAGTGGAAACGGAGTATTATTTCCTGAGACACATATCGCTTTTTCAAACTCATCTGAATTATTGAAATACGATACAATATCTTTTATTATATCTTAAAAAAAATAATTATTAAGGACTTGCTACATATTACCTAAGAATATATACTGCAACCAGTTAATTAGAAAATTAATAAGGAGATAACATGGGAAGAGAAATTAGAAGAGTACCTGCCAACTGGGAGCATCCAAAAAATGGAAATGGCAAACATCAGCCAATGTATTACAGATTTTATGGTGATGCCTTAAATGAATGGTTAGATAATAAAACGAAGTGGGATAATGGAACACATCATGATTTAATTGAAGATCCAAGCTTGAAAGAGAAATATCCTAACTATGCTGACTGGAGTGGAGAAGCTCCAAACAAGAAATACTACAGACAAGTTGAATTTTCTGAAGATGATCTTACACATATCCAACTATATGAAAATGTTACTGAAGGAACTCCCATGACACCAGTTTTCAAAGCCGATGAATTTGAGAAATTATGTGAATATGCTTCCAAAAACTGTTATATTTTTGGACACCAAAAGGCTTCCAAAGATGATTGGATGTTGCTCTTATCTGACGAATCTGCCTTTGTTAAATGTGGTGATATAGCCTTTTTATAAACCCTTAATAAACAATCTCCGTAGTCGTCCTGCACTTCCAATGAAACGGTGGAAACGGAGTATGATTTCCTGAAACACCAATCGCTTTCCCATGCGGATCATATTCAACCTGCTTCTCCGATACCCAAGGTGCTATTTCCTTTGTCATTTCTCTAACTGTCTCCAGTGAATGCTTCTGAGTATCAATATTCATAAGCTGCTCCATAGTTTCGATTGCATCACTTAGAGGATATACTTTATCTTGAGCAGCCAATGCTCTACAGATCTCAGATGTTCGATCATCCAAAATAACAACTAATCGATAACCAACAGCTCCGGCTTTTCTGTAGCCTTCAAGCCTACCAAATTCTCTTACTCTGAGAGCTGTATGCTCTGCCAATCCCTGCCAATAATGAGACGATTTCTCACCTAAGTGCTGAAACTGCTCTTTGAGCTTATCTGCCAGCATCTCTCTGGTATAGCCGGAGGATACAGCTTCTTTTAGAGTTTCTTTGAATCCAACTTCAATATCAGTTCCGTATCTATTGCCTATCCAAAAGAGATTCTGCTTGGTTATAAGTGATTCCAGCTTACGTTCCTGAATCCCATAAAGACCAATCGAAGTATTATGCGGAACCTGCTTCTGAACATCATTGATGCCCAGCCTGAGAGACTTTTGAATAAAAGCCTTCGTATCCTGCCGTACAAGCGATGAAAAGTCTTCACTGAGGTTGGAGCCTACTATCTCTAAAATGTCGTCAATATGCCTGATTTTGAGCTTCTCACTTTTGGGAAGATCAGAAAGCATCTGAATCGCTTGCCTTGCTGAATCCTTCACTTCTTTTTTCCAAGCATTATTGAGGATGCGATAGTATTTATACATCAATTGATCATAATAGTTCAAAAGGAAAAGCTCCTGACTCTGACTCTATTTCTGCCGACATCATATTCGGGAAATCTCTCCAGACATCCGGCAAGAGCATCTGGACCGTCTACATAACCATCAGGATAAGTAAGAAATTGATTGATCAGAGTAGGAGTATCCTGTCCATCCGGAAATTGTACTTTTCCGGTTTCAATAACGGTGTCTGTGCGCTCAATCCTGAGTCCTTTGTTCTTATCATTATTGATTCTTCTGATACGGTGAGAAATCGGATTCCGGTTATTCTCCTTACACCAGCGATCAAAGTCGGAAAGGATCCTGTGCTGACCAAAATTGGTTTCCATTGCAGAACGGAAATGAATTCCGTATCGCTTGGATAGCTCAGTGTAGGCATCATAATAATAGCTGAAGAACTTGCTGTTCTCGGTTTGCCTAATCCAGACGTGTATTATGTAGAAACGATTGCCATCATAACCAACAGAGATAATAGCTTTATAGCTACCTTTCTCTCCCCATGCCGGATCAGCATACATCCAGACCTTCTTCATTCGCTTGGGTAATCTGGAGTATTTGGAGAACCAGTGAAACTTGAACATATTACCTTCAATCACAGGTTTACCCAAGAACTCTCGCTGGTAGCCAGTCAGACCAAACTTCTGCTTGAGTTTTGGCAGTTCACTGGTGGGATACTGATCTTCCCATGCGGATTTTCCATTCTTCAGCTCTATCGGAAATCGCAATAATCTCCTGCCATCGGTAAATAGATGCTGCACTTTATCAGGATTAAATCTTTTCTTGTTGGATTTGATCTCATCGATGATCCCTTGCTGAAATTGGCAGATTGCATAATTGGGATGCACAAGGTTACCCAGCCAGATGATCTTACCATTGCCTTTAGGATCTAAAGCACCACCAATCTCCTGTACGATCTTATCCATCTTCTTTCTACCGATGGACTGGTTACCGATATTCTCTTCTTTATCGATATCATCACAGATAACCAATCCGGGACGAGTAGAAGTTCTGGGATTGATAGATCCTCTGAAAGACTGCTTTATTCCTCTGGCTCGGATTCTGGCTCGGTTCTGCAGGTAGAAATCAGATTCATCTTTATCGATAGGAATAAGACCTTCAAAATCTGATTGCAGCCTTTTGTTATTGGTTAGCTCATTGCAGGTAAAGGCAGTTCTTTCCTCTGCCAGATCAGCATCTGCTGCAGTATGGATAACATACCTTTCACCTTTGATGATCTTCCAAATTGGATAGACGACTCCCATAAGAACTGTTTTCCCCAGACCACGATAGCCGGTAATGGAAGTAATGCCATTGTAATACTCGGTAGTCTCGAACATCTCTTTATGATCATCCGAGAATGGAAGTTTAAAGATATGTGGAAAATAGCTTTTACAGAAATAGGAAAATGCCTGCCAGTTATCTGCAGTAGCTTTCTTGATTCTTCTGGATTTCTTGGCAGGTGTATCATTGAGAAATGGTTTTACACTGGCAGTCTTTTCGGCTATCTGAGAGAAGTTCTTATAATCTGCCTGAGTAAACTTAACCACTGGTTGCACGCATCCTGAAGTATTCTACAATACCGGAAGCTCCTAAGATCTCCCTCTGGATTGCCATCGCTGTCTGCTCATCATTTCGTGCTAAATAGAAATCTATCAACCAATCCAGGAACTTCTTCATATACTCGATAAAATCTCTGGTAGGCTCGATATTCTTGGAGTATTGACGCAGTAGCGATACCAGCGATTGCAGAGCTGTATCCTGCGGAGCTCTGGCATACTCTTTCAGAGCTTTGATTAAAGCCTTTTTCACAGCTATCCGAATCTCATCCTCTAAATTTGCTATCTCATCCAGCTCATCATTCCAGTTGCCTTTCTTGATCCAGTTTCGCATTGTTTTATCGGCAACACCATAGATACGAGCTAAAGCTTTAATATCGGTTTCACCTTTGAGATAGAGTTTTTTAGCGGATTCTCGTTTAATCTTGTATTCTCGGCTGTTCATAGTTTTCCAAGACTTTAATCAAAGCACCTT